AACTTGACTTTATCGAATTTTAAAGTTATAATACGAGAATAAACTTATGGAGGGGATCTTGAATTATTCAAAACAGAAAATTTTAACAGATGTTGATGGTGTACTACTTGATTGGACAAGCGCCTTCGAAGCTTGGCTTAAAGAAACACAAAATATTCACGTTGAGCTTACCAAAGTCAATAACATTTACGATTTGTCACAGCGATACGGAATTAGTAGAGAACTTGTTAATAGTCTTATAGAACGCTTTAATTCTAGTGCTTGGATAGGATTTATTAAGCCCTACAAAGATGCTGTTAAAGTACTTGCAGACTTTAAGACTTCAAACTGGCATTTTGAAGCAATAACATCTTCACATCACGATCATTGGTCTTCAGAGCTTAGACGTAGAAACTTAGAACATTGGTTTCCATCTACAATTAGACGCTGTCGATGTTTACCAACACAATCACCAAAAGATGATGTCCTTAAAGAATATGAAGGTACAGGCTATTGGTGGATTGAGGACAAACCGGCAAACTGTGAAGCAGGATTAAAAGTAGGGCTGAAGCCAATATTAATGTCGCACCCTTTTAATGAGGAGTACGACAATCCAGAAGTTGTAAGAGTGCAAAACTGGCAAGAAATATATAACATTATAATAAAATAGGGAATAAAATATGGAATTGACTTTACTCTACATGGTCGTAGGATTTACTCTTGCGGCTTACTCAGTAGTAGCCAATGATAGTGTGCAGACATTAGGAACTTGGTTAGCATCTAATTCAGATCAACCAGGTAACACTGAACCATCATTTCATTGGCGAACACTTTGGCTATCAGCGTCAGCAGTATTATTGTTTACGCTGTGGTATGGTTGGTGGATTAATGGAGGCGATATAACGTTTGGGCGACTAAACAAAATACCGTTCCAGGAAGTCCAATGGTACCATGCTTGTGCTCCAGCAATACTTTTATTATTAACACGAGTTGGTGTACCAGTATCAACAAGTTTCTTAGTTCTGTCGGCATTTGCTAGTACTTTTGTTTTAGAAAAGATGCTAGTAAAATCTATTATGGGTTATGCTTTGGCGGCTGTGGTTGCTTATGCTTTATGGATGATCATTGAAAGGATCATTGATGAGAAAGCAAACAAGGTTCCAGCAAAACATAAACCATATTGGAGAGTTGGCCAATGGTGTACAACAGCATTTTTATGGTACACTTGGCTATCGCATGATATGGCAAATATTGCCGTGTTCCTTCCGCGGGTATTATCTGTAGAATGGATGACGTTTATATCAATTATCTTTGTAGTCTTTTTAGGATACACCTTTTATGAACGAGGTGGTAAAATACAAAAGGTTGTTTTAGAAAAGACAGGTACTAGGTATGTTAGGTCAGCAACACTAATTGATTTAGTATACGCATTTATATTATTGTTCTTTAAACAGTACAACGATATTCCAATGAGTACTACTTGGGTCTTTGTTGGTTTGTTATGTGGGCGTGAACTTGCTATTTCAACACTTATGAAAAACTACAAGTTTAAGTATGTGTTTCCAATTATAGGACGAGACTTCTTAAAAATGATGTTAGGATTAATTGTATCGGTAGGAATTGTATTAGCAATACATTACGTTATTATACCAAACAACTTACACTAACGTTCATACATACTTGCATAGTTATCAACAAATGATGGTTGATGCGTTTCTTCGCCGTCTCGCATCTTCTTTATATGTTTAATATATTCTTTAGGATTGTGATCAGCAACAGAATCAAACTTTAAGTTTTGTATGCCCTTAAAGATTCCACGCCATACATCTTTAGTTCGTTGCCATCCTGAAATGTTTCTTAAGTTGCCCCAATGGTTGAAATACTTACATATTCCGTGATGCCTATAGCCCATAAACCAAAACGGTACTCTACAAACTATATCTGCATTATTAACCCAACGATAATGTACTATTGGAAAGTTATTAATATAATTCTTCCAGCCTACTCTAGGTGATCCAAATGTATGTAATTCTCTTGGGCTTACAATTCCTGGTTCGCCCCTACAACGACTTGCTAATATTGTAGACATTGCCGCTCCAAGTGAATGACCTGTAAACCACAAATCACGTTTATGTTGTTCTCTAATAATATCTTCTTGTATTTTGTCCCATAGCTTATCAACTTCGCCCTTAAAGCCACCATGCACTCTACCTATTGTTTCTGCAACAACAGGAAATGCTCTAGCATCTGCTTTAATATCATTAAATTGTTTGGGTTGAGTTCCGCGACACGCAAAGACCATATCTCTTTTATTCATAAAACGATATGCTTCTGCACCGTCAATATTATAATACTCTACTGTAGTGAAACCTAATCTCTTAGCTAATCGTGTTGCATGATATTCTGTAAAATAAGCAACCCGGCTCAACTCTGCAAAGAGTAAAGCCCGGTTGTTAAAATCTAATGCATCAATTTTTGTTGTTAATTTATCACTAAACATTCTACTCACATATTGTTATAATTATATGAGTATTTATTCTATTGGAATATTTTTATATTCCTTAACAGCTTCTTTTAGTTGCCTCAACTCTTCATCTTGAAGTTCATCGATTAGCTTTTCTATCTGAGTTAAACGCATATTCTGTTCTGCGTCAGCTGGCAAAGAACCTAACTCACCTCTTGGCCATTTAACTCTAAATTCGCTGTTTTGATCTACGTGGACGCCTTGCATTTCAAGATTGTGTTCAAGAAATGATATACGCCCAGTAACATTAAAATACCCTGTAACAGCAAACCCAACAGCTACAATAATTGCTATTAAGTTACGTAAAGGTATAGAAATCATAGACTGGTCGCTAAACTCATGTCTTACTTTATCCTTGTCTGCCATATACATCCTCCCTACGTATATTAAAATTTTATCTTATCTAGTATAGTTCCTTCTATCTTTGACATTATTCTAACACCCGAATAACCACAAATAAATGCAATCGCAAGTGCTACTTCAGTCCCAAAGCCGAAATGAGCCATCAAAGCTGGAATAAAAAATTCCGCCGCAACCCATCCTATTAATACAGAGATTAACAAATCTCTGACAGGAGTCTTTCTGCGTACTACTGCATTACAGATTCCACCAGTACCAGCCGCGCCTATGCAACACGCCTTAGCACCGAACATCGCTACTAATTCTGCTATCATGTGAGTCCTCCCTCATTATGACTTTTGATCATATATTTAGATGGTTTAGAGGGGGAATTAAGCGATTATTTAATTATGGACAGCCCCATTCGGGATGACCAACAGGTTCCTGGGTTGGGTACGTAACTTCGCTGTCTGAATAGCTTTTAATTTCTAATATATTACAATGCGGATCTTTAATAAAGAACGTTTCCTGTTCAAGATACTGTCCTTCAAACCTTATAAAAGGATTAAGCACATACGTAATATTATTATCTTCTATTCGTTGCTTAATATCGTTGTACGAGGCACGATCTAAATGTATACCAAAATGGGGGACGAGAACGTCAGCCATTGTGTCTACGTGATGTGCTTCGAATTTAGTTTTGTTTGTTGGGTCACTTGAATGTAGGGTTAGCTCATTACCCCAAAAGTTTACGTCAATCCAGTTAGGAAGTTCTTGATCTAGCGTTTCACATCCTAATATATCAACATAGAACTTTAAGGCTGTATCTATGTCGCCCACCTCAAGTGCTAAATGAAATGTTGAACTCATCTCTTCTTGCTCCTAGAAGAGAACTTTTTACTAGGTTTCTATCTAGTTGCTGTAGTGTATTTAGTAAGAGAGTGGAGCGGATGGTCGGAATCGAACCGACAGCATTAGCTTGGAAGGCTAAGGTATTACCACTATACGACACCCGCATTATTCTATTATATAATCTAATATAGGAAAAGTCAACCGTTCAAGTAGCACATCTATTTACTTAAAACTCACTAAATACAATATAGGAAACGGAACCATGAGAAAACGCACACGATCTATATTAGAAGAACTTAATAGCATCCACAGAACAGCTGATAATGATGCATTAATTCAGTCTACAGGCCATAATTTAATAGAAAGTTCTATCAATTTACTGAATAGAATCACTGAAAGTTATAATCCTGATACAGCATCTGAATTGGAAAGACGCTTTATTAATAGTATAAGAAGTGGAGATCCACGCAAATTCAAACGCGGAATTGATCGTATCGTTGAAACCAAGAGACAATCTGATGATTCTTAATGAAGGCGGAAACATATTCAAAAATGCTGAAGGCGAACCAGCAACAATCCGTATTAACAAAGCTGACGTAAAGCCTACACTTGCATGGCTTGAAAAAATTACAAAATTAGACCATAGAAATCATATGCTAGGCAGTACTGGTGTTAAAGATACTAGTGGTGACTTAGATGTTGCAATTGATAAAGAAAAGGTTGACAAAAACGAATTAACAAGTATACTACAAGCCTGGGTAGTTAAAAACTATCCAGATGAAGATCCTAAAGAATGGATTCGCAAGTCAGGAATTTCCGTACACTTCAAAACACCAATCAATGGTGATCCTAAGAATGGCTTTGTTCAAACTGATTTAATGTTTGGTGATCAAAAGTTTATGGGCTTTGCCCTTAAAGGTGATGCGACAAGTACCTTCAAAGGACAACACCGTATGATTATGATTGCCTCACTTGCAAAAGCTCAAGGGTACAAATGGTCTCCCCAAAATGGATTAGTTGATAGAATAACTAACGAACCCGTTGATGGTGCTAAGAATCCAGACAAGATTGCTAAGACTTTAATGGGACCTACTGCATCAGCAAAAGATATGCAGAGTGTTGAAACTATAAATGCTAAAATTAAATCAGATCCTAATTACGATGCTCTAGTACAAGATGCTAGAGACTGGTTTGAGAAGGATGGACTAGAGCTACCATAATGCGATTTTTTGAATTTAAACATATTGTTAAAGAAGTAGAAGCACGTATTCAACACGCAGAAGATGTTGTCTTCTGGGAAGGCTCTGCCGGAGCCAAACGTGCCTTGAATGCATTATCCAATATGGCTAAACCCGATAATAAAGATACTACAATTAAATGGGATGGTTCACCAGCAGTAATATTTGGACGCGATGACACAGGTAAATTTATCTTTACAGACAAGTCAGGCTTTGGTGCAAAAGGTTATGATGGTAAATCACAAAGTGGCGATGACTTACAAAATATGTTACTTGGCAGAGGCAAGGGCGGAGACAAGTCCGATAGCTATAAAGCATTCGCAGGTAATATGAAAGATGTGTTTGACGAGTACGCAAAAGCTGTACCTAAAAAACATAGAGGCTTTTTTAAAGGAGACTTATTATACTTTAATAAGCCACAGTTAGTTGACGGTGCATATACTTTCAAACCAAACCTAGTACAGTATAAAGTTCAAGCAGACAGCGACTTAGGTAAACAAGTAGGAAGAAGTAAAACAGGAATAGTTATTCATAGAGTTGTTAATGCTGATGGTACTGAAGGTCCTTTATCACATGATGATTATGTATTTGATGGCAAGGAAGTATTAGTACTACCGCCAGTAACTACACAGGAACCTCCACAAATAGATACAGCTGGAATTAAAGCATTAAATTCTATCATTAGTAAAAATGGAGCGGCAATTGATGCTCTATTAAACCAAGAAACATTACGCAACATGAAAGTTTCAGACTTTCCAAATATATTGTACACTTATACAAATAGATGCGTTGATGATAATTGCTTAACAAATTTAGGCAAAGACTTTATACAATGGTTAAATGGTAGTAAGGTTAGTAGAATTAAACAAGGTAAAATTATAGAATACATTAAAGCAAATATGCAAGGCGTAAACGCATTATGGCAAACTGTTTCAGGCATTATGAAAGTTAAGGACGACATTGTACAACAACTAGATCAACAACCTGCTGATGTACAAGCAACAATAGGTAATAAGCCAGGTGGCGAAGGGTATGTATTAGCTCAGCCAGATGGTGATTTAAAACTAGTTAACCGCGGTAATTTTAGTGCGGCTAACAGAGCAATCAAAAGGGAGACTATTATGAGAGCAAAAGAATTCGACAAAGATGATGATTTCGAATTAATGCGTAAAGGTAGTATAGATCCTGCTGACATAGATGACGGCGGTATTGGACCTGGATTTAAAAACGATACTATATTTGACCAACTAGGTAAGATATTAGATTCGCAAGGTAATCCAGTTGAACGAGATACCGTAGTAACAGACGATGACAAGAAGTTTAAAGTTACAGTACCACAAGCTAAAACATTAAGAATGATGGCTACTACTGATAAAGTTAAACCTAATGTACGTGCTGATTTTACTAAATCTATTCAATCGTCAGAAGGACTAGCACCATTTCTACAGGTTAAAGACCCTAAAGAAATGATAAACATCTTTGCTGACAAATACATGAGGTAAGGAATTATGGAACTAGAATTTCTAGAAGAAATATACGAGGCAAGAATGACTCGTAATTCGATGGACCAACGTCAGTTAACATATACTGATTGTTGTGAACGTCTCTATTTGTCTCTATTAGTTCTAGAAGTACTAAGAAAGTTTCCTTCATTTACACCAATAGCAAATGGCTATGCTAGAAATACAGTAAGTAATCAAAACTATAAACACTTTCGTATACACGCAACAGATTTATATAACTTAATATATTTTGTTAATGGCGACGAAACTGCACTAAACAAACTAAAAGATCCTGCTGGAGCAATAAAGTTACGAGCTCGTACAACACTTCCTATTATGCGACTTAATGGATACTTACATCAAGTATCAAGTGGCTTTGCAGGAAGTAACGCCGAACTGTTTATTAATATAGAAAATGCTTTACGTATTGCTAGTTCAGACTATAAAGCAATTAGACGTCAAGTTGCTAACTTTAACAGTCTTGGAATGTTAGATAAAAAGAAAGCAGTAACTAAACTATTATTTGCCTCTAGAGCTAAACTACGAAACAGTGATTTAATTCCTCACTTAGAAGAATTAGCCGCACAGAGAGATTTAGAAACAAGTAAAGTTAAAGACAATGAACCAAAAATAAGTACGCCGGATATGATTCCAACAAGTAATAAAGACTTAATGTTTTATAGATATATTGTTGGTCCTCGTAATTTAGTTGGTACTAAAAAGTTTTTAGATATGGCAAAGCAAGGCAAAAGTGTTCCATCACCTTTCATACAAGCCTACTTGCCGGCTGTTAAAATGCTGGACGATATAGTAAAAGCCGGCCCAGGATACATCACAATGCTTCGAGCACTCCAAAAACGGGCGTTACAGAGCAAAAAGTAACCCAAAATTCACAAAACGACTAAATATATACAACGAGCTCTTATGTTTAATAGGGGCTGATTACTACTCATAAGAGAACATGAGTAACAACCATTAGAGACATAGGAGAAATAAAATGGCTGGAGTAACAAGAGTAAATGGTTTCGGTTTATATACAACTGGAACATTAAGAACAACTGCACAACTTAAAGCATACGTAATCGACGCTGGTGGAGATCTACAAGCAGAAGACGACGGCGCTAACGAGGCAGTTGAAGCAATTATGCGTGAAGTATCACCATTAATGTATGACATACCATCAGCAACAGCTGGAAAAATCCACGTTGTAGTTGACGGACATCACGGCGATGCGGCTTCATTACAAGCACGTATCCGTCACTTAGGCGCGGCAGTTGGACCAAACGACTACGACGCTTCTGGGGCAACCGTTACATTAGGTACTTCTATTGTTGTTGCGTAAGTAACACTTTAGATTGATACGTAAATATAAACGTAACTAGATTAAAGGGCTCAGTTTTTACTGGGCCCTTTTTTTATGGCCGATAAGTATAACTGATGGAAGCACTAGAAATTAAAACATTAGTAGACATTACACAAACTGGACAAA